GCAAGAGCAGTCATGTTAGACGCTGCAATGCGAGCATCTGCGCGGGCGTCTGCACGGGCGTCTGTGTAATACAGATTCGCTGCACCCTCTGCCACATCATCACTATCAAGCACCACCACACCTGTGGCACCGTTCACGCTATCAACTGGCGCAGATGCTGCTGCCTCTGCTCGCCAGCCACCTGCAGCATGATCATAGGTCAGTACATAGTTATCGATCCCAGCGCCCGCTGTGTAGCTGACATCAGCAAGAGCGGTCATGTTAGATGCTGCAATGCGAGCATCTGCGCGGGCGTCTGCACGGGCGTCTGTGTAATACAGATTCGCTGCACCCTCTGCCACATCATCAGAATCGAGCACCACCACACCTGTGGCACCGTTTACGCTATCAACTGGCGCAGATGTTGCCACCTCTGCACGCCAGCCACCTGCAGCATGATCATAGGTCAGTACATAGTTATCAATCGCAACGCCTGCTGTGTAGCTGACATCAGCAAGAGCGGTCATGTTAGATGCTGCAATGCGAGCATCTGCGCGGGCGTCTGCACGGGCGTCTGTGTAGTAGAGGTTGACTGCTCCCTCTGCCACATCATCCGAATCGAGCACCACCACACCTGTGGCACCGTTGACGCTGCTGACTGCGTCTGTATTGTCGATTTTATTAATTTTTGCGGGGTCTATTACCCCACCCATATCATCATTCACAATGAGATGATCGCCAATAGACCAATTGACCCCAAACTGAGTGCCCGCTACATCAATGACATAAAAATCACCTTTGAGCGCATTGGTGAGCCCAGGGGTGCCAGCGGTCGCATTAAACGAGCCCTTGTAGGTGAGCTGCCCCGTGAGAGCTGTATTCTCCCATTTTCCTGTACCGCTGTTGTACTGCAGGATCTGGCCATTTGCGAGCGCTGCTAGTGTGACATCAGAGAGCCCGCTGAGCGCAGTTGCGCCACCACCACCACCACCACCAGAAATCATCAATGTCATTTTAAGTGCTCCTTAAACAGTGGGATCAGAGAGGCCGAAGAGGAAGATCAACTCATCACCAGCAGCCGCTTTTTTATAAGCAATGGTTGTGATCACATCACCAGAGGTGGCAGCAATCGGCAGAGCAATGGCTGCAGTAGATGGGATCTCAATCTCTGCAGCCACAGGATCAGCAGCTCCACCCCGGGCTCTGAGCTTGAGATAGGCGCTGCCAGTGGTGGAAGTGTTGCGCACACCTATGCTGATAAACTGCAGCCCTGCAGGCATAGCTGCCCCAGTTTTGCTGTCTTGCACATCAGTGCTAACAACATCAGTCCAATCTGTAGAGGCATTGGTGCTGGTGTCGATTGAGCCGATATACCCAGCGCTTTGCTGGGGTGGCGTTTTATTCACTCTCATTGCTGCTCCCTCTGCTGTGTGAATTTGTGCTCTGCCGCATTGCCTCCCACCAGCAACCCCAGCGCAGTCTGAATTGAGAGGAGCACCTCAGTGCTGGCAGCTCCCATCAGGGCTAGAGTAGAGGTGGCGATCACTGAGACTAGATAGGCAGCCATTTTACGGCCTCCAACAACCTCAAGCCAAATCTTGCTCTTGCGGTCTGTAGACTGCTGCGATTGAGGAGAGAGCGCGCTCTCTGGTGCCAACACCTTCTCTATATTTTCCGTCTGGCCCGTAGGCTCTGGCGTTGCCTTCAAAGGTGGAGAATTTGCCATCTCCTGCGAGCTCTTTACAGAGGGTGATGTGCTGCCCATATGGTTTTTTCTCCCTATCTGCCTCAGTGGCTGAATCATTGAATACTACCACGATATCACCCGGGCGCAGACTGCTGGGCTCAACCCTGCGCGCCTGCCAATCTCGCCAGAGCCGATAGGTAGAGGGCAGAGTTTTTTTGCGAATCTGAGGGAGCAGAGAGGCCCAGCACTGAGCAGCAAATGCCCCGCACCAGGCAAACTGCCCATTTTTTGTGTAGGGCTTTTCCCAGCTCCACTGTAGCCCCTCATCACCTCTGATGTAGACACCAATGCGATCACTGCGCCCACCTAACCCGGGCTCTGTCACATTGAGTTTAAACTCTGACTGCGCGCGCTCGATTGCTACAGCTGCCGCCAGCTTGATCTCAGAGGTGAGCGCGCTCTCTCCCATGCGCCCCTCACCTGCGGGAAGATCGAGCGCCATGGCTGCAACCTCTCTGCGCAGGTGCCTGATGCGATCAGCCTGCTCATCTGCTCCGCTCTGGAGCTCCAGCAGCTGCGCCTCTAGCTGGCGCGCTCTTTCAATTAGATCTTTATTTGAAGGTCTACCCATTAGAGTAACTCCTGCCCATCAGTTGCTGCAGTGCCCAGCGTGCCCGCTGCGTCTGCTAGATATGCCCGCGCCCTGTGAGAGGCGGGGGCTGTGTCATATGCTGTGGATTCTATGTGGCCCACTGCACTGGCTATACCGTGGGCTGCGCTAAATTTTATTTCATTCCCGCTGATGCTGGCGATCGTGAGTGTGGTGGCTGAATCCTCATCACCCGGGGGGATGTAATCCACCACATCACCCACCGCGAAAAACTCAACATCCAGACGAGTAGCCCCCGTGGGGGATTGACCGCGCCCATAGGTCAGGCTGCTAACTTCAATGGTAGTAGCATTGATGATACCAGCAACCTCTGCTGCCACATTCCACCCAGCTGCGCTGAAATTATAATGCAGCAGCTCAACATCCACCCCCTCACCTGTGATGCTCTGGCGCACACTCTGCACCATACCCACCCCAGAGCTCACCCCGTAGCTATCGCCATAGCCACGCAGATGGGGGGAGCTCACATCAATATAGGTGCCCACCTCTAGCAGATGCCCCAAATGGAAACCGACAGTGCCCCGCCAGAGGCGCACGGGATCAGAGCCAATCCTAAAAATACGAGTGAACACGGGGCGCAGCGCTGAGTAGATATCTGCAGTATTTTGCCCCAGCTCTTCTGCCGTGGCTCCGTATAGATGCAGATCTAGAGAGAGGCGCTCCTGCGAGTAGGCATTGATCGCCCGCTCATTGTTGATCGTCACCTCACCTCTAAACTCTGCCTCATCCTCATCATAATCATATGCGACCTGCAGCTGATTTACTGTGGCCTCAAACACACCCCAGCTAGGTGGTGGATCTGCGAGCCAATCCCCTGCGCTGATCGTTTGGCGCACCCGGGTGGCAACCTCCATCCCCACAGGCACTAGCGCCAGCTTAAGGCGTGCGCCTGCTGTGCTGGTGCGACGCAGCACCATGGCTGCGCCTATCGAGCGCAACACGCTTTCAAAGATCTGCCTGATCTCTACATCATCACCCGCCAGGCTAAATGTCATGTTGCTGATGCGGGTGGAGCTGCCTAATGAGAGAAACGAATCCTCATCAATAAATGTGCTGCTGATGTTGAGGCCCACCCCAGTGGTATCGTAAGTGCCATTCACGCCACCACCACCACCGCTCTGCAGTAGCGTGAGCAAAACCTCACCCGGGCTGGCATCCTCGAATCTGACAGAGCTGCTGATGATGGCCCTGCCTTCTGTGCCTCTGCTGGCCCAATCGACCACTGGTTCCATTCTAGTGCGCTGGCGTCTCGTCAGATGCAGACGGTAGCCCACTGTAGAGCCATCATAGACCACTGCAGTTTGATGGGTGCAGCGCACATACTGAGTGATCTCTTCATCTCTCCTGCGATTATAGGATCTAATAGATATAAAATAGGTCTGTGCGCCTGCAGCTGATGGGATGCCTGCTATTTGCTCGGAGATGAGCAGGAGACGCTCAGAGGGTTGCCACCACCCCAGCGCATAATCTCTGAACCTGTAGCTCTGGCGTGAGAGCTCCTGCTGTCTCCACTCCCGTGGGTAGAGGCGCGCCTGGTTGATTGCTCGATCATCAGGCCAGAGGCGAGGGTAGCCAGTTGCGCCAGAGGTGGCAGGATCAATAGGCACCACCATTTGACGCTGCGCGGGGGCTGGGGGCTGGGGTCCATTCGACCCATAAAACTGGGGTAGCTGATCACCTAGCCACGCTCCCCAGTGACTATAGGTGTAAACCGCTGCGCGCAGGGGGGCATCAATATGTGGGGTGAGATCCCAATAGAGCTCTCCCTGCGCCTCACGCAGCGCCCATTTTAGAAAGCCTCCATTTAGCCCAGTTTGATCTGCTGGGCTGGCTGCATTGTAGCCCGCTATAAAATCGTTAGGCCACAGCATCACCCCCTCACTCACCACATACCTATGCAGCTCAATGATGGGGGTGAGGTAGGCGTGCTGATAAGGGTCAAAATCGAGCCCGTGCAGATTGATGCTCGTCACATATCCATCAAGATTCACGCCTGTAAAATGGTATGCAGTTGCATGAAATGTTGTAATGGCAGAGCTGCCAGAGGCTAGCCTATGCCTGAGCCTAAAATGCCCCAATCTGGGGTGCTCAACATAGGTGCTCCCATCTGCCCTCTGTAGGGTAATATCAAATAAGTCATCATGATCATGGCCACCACAGATGACGTTGTTATTTGCGCCATTAGTGAGCCATGTTTCAACCCCCTCACCTGTGAGAGAGGGCATATCTTGAGGGTTAAAACCACCCCAGCCAACTGCGCAGCCAAACTCAAACGTGTCTCCTATACCCTGCTCGAAATCGTGATACCCCTGCAGCAGTGTGGTCTGCCTACTCACCCCACCTGTTAGCCCCTCATCTACCATGGCAGTGAGAGGCACCACCTCTAAAGTAACTGCCACCCCATCTTCTACAGCTGGCGTGCTATCGAGGAAGCCACGCATCAGCTCTACCCAATCCCCCCAGCTCCCATCACTGCGCCCTGAGCTCACCCAGATTGATGCCCTGCGCCCACGCCAATAGACTACCTGATCTGTGAGCTCTGGCTGATTCGCGCCAGCTAGGCCCAGCTGATGGTCTTGCACTGGAGTCTCACCAATACCCCGCTGATCGAGCGTGATAGATGGGGTGCCCCCGCCAGTGGTGGCTGAGACTCTGAATGTCTCAGCATCTATATGGCAGAGGTCTCCTGCAGAGTAGACCGCTGTGAGGTCTCTATCTGTGTTTACTGTGATGGGGGTGCTATCTGTGTGGCTGATGGGCTCCAGCAGAAACGCATGAGAGACGCTGGTAGCCCGGGGCCCCAACCGAGAGAACACAGTACCTGGCTCTGATGCGCCTCCTCTGCGATCAACAGCTAGAGAGACTGTGATAGGTTGATAATCTGCCACCCCACCCACGGGCTCTAGCTGTGCACCATAATCTGATACAGAGATAATGCTGCTTAAAAATGTGCGGGATACGCCAGCCAGATCAGAGCCAATGGCAGCAACAGAGGTGAGGCCTGTAGAGCTCCCTGAGTAATAAACCTCTGGGAGGCCTGCGAGCACCAGAGCGAATCTTCGACGCTGATTTTGATCAGTCAGACTCACGCCAAACTCTCCTCATACAGCTCGAATATATCCACAGCCTCTATATTGATGTCTGCGCAGGTGAAACGCACCATCAAATTTTCACCCCTCTGGGGGGCTGGGATAACTAGCGGTCTAGGATCATCAACCCCACCACTAGCAGGCTGAATCTGTGCGCCTGTGGTGATCACCTGCACCGGGTAGCTAATCACCGCACCTTGCTCAATTGTGGGGGTGATTCGATTATTTACAGTATCCCATCTCACCCCATTATCTATCAGGGTGTGAGCCCCTCCTGATGTGTTGAGCTTAAAGAGCTCCACAGTGAGAGAGGGGGTAGTTCCTGATGCCTGCACCATTAAAAATAAAAATAGATAACGCCCGATAGGTGAGCTGAGAAATGGCACTTCTAGCGTCTCAGTGCTGGGTGGGTTGATCAGGAATGGTGTAAAAATATCTGTATCATCCACCACATCAGCAAAGTTTGCCTGCCCTCTGGTGAAATTTGCATGAATCACCCTGCGTGATCTGCCTGCCCCCAGATGATTCACTAGATCAATCATCTGCGCCATAGTTCCCCCCATCACTGGGGCGTCTACCATACATGCCCGGGGTGATGGGGTTGCTGCCTCAAATGCGTTGATCAATGCCATTATGGCCCCCAGACAATCATAGACCAGATAGGTGATGCAGGTGCTCTCTGGGCAGACTCAGCGGGCTGAGTAGGGCCATCACGCAGCAGCTCTAGATCTGCAGCGGGTGGGCGCTCTGTGACTCTATCTGGCTCATCAGTGGTGAGCGTCTGCCATGCAGGGACAACCTGAGCAGCTGGCACAGTGTTGCGCTGGTCTCTCCAGATTATATCTCTATCGTGCCCATTGCCGTGGGTGGCTGCATAAATGTGCGCTTCATACTCATGCTCACGAGCTCTCGATCCTCCCCATTTTCTAGAGAGCGCACTCTTAGAGCTGAAATCGCCCGGGAGTAGTGTTTTAGGCGCAGTGACCGGCGCAACATTCTGCAGGCCACTCCAGGCAAAAAATACCCGAGGTCTCTTAGCCAGCTCTCTCAGAGTATTGGTGAGAGCTACACCCCGGGCAGATGAGAGAGGGTTATCTGCTGCGCTGCGATTGGCCCCCATGGGGGTGATGTTAGAGCCGCTGTGTTTACTGCTCACCACCCCAGCTGCCAGAGGGCTGGTGAGGGGCTGCCATTGTAGTGATAGATAGCTGATCGTGGTGGTGCCCCCTGTGGCATCAGCGGTAGCTGTGATCTCTAAATAGGTGCCAGCCTGCGCACCCACAGACAGTGTGGCCTCATACCACCTAGAAGTAGAGGTGAGGTTTATTGTGCTGGTGTTGTTATTGGTGAGCTCTTCTAGCGTGATGCTGCCTGCATTGCTGCTGTTGTCCGCCTTAACGTGAATGAGCAGAGTGCTGTGGGCATTGGATGGCACAGGGATGCGCCACCGAGCATTTGGAGCTGTTGGGGTGCCAGTCACAGCAAACACCCCATCTGGCCAGCCCTGTGAGACCACAGGCGAGCACCCCAGCTGCGCATGGGTATAATTCACCATATTGCTCAGATTGCTAATAGTGCTTGACTGAATGATCTGGCCAGACACCACAGCATCAGGGGAGGGGATGAGGCCAGAGCCGCTGGCAGGTGCAGAGAATGTGTTAGCCATCAGCTCACCTCATCATGCTCGATTGTGAGAGAGAGAGGCACCCTGCGCCTCAATCGCCCGGGATAATTTAGATTAAAGCGTGCCTCAATCAGTCTGCCAATATATCTGCCCCGCTCTGGCTGGATGCTGTAGAGGTCTGAATATTTATTATCTCGATAAACGCCGCCTATCTCCTGCATGGGTGCGCTATGACGCCTTGAATCTCCCCACTCTCCCACATAGGTGAGGGGACGCCCGGGGCCTGTGTATCGAATAAACCGATCACCCCAATGCTGATATAGGTCTCTGCTGTCTGCCTCTGCGTCTAGGTAGAAGCTCACATCACTGCTGGTGTAGGTGGCTAGCTGATTGGAAACCATCCCCCCGCCTAGCAGACGCCGCGCAGTGGCCATTGAATCTGTGCTCAACTGGTGGCGCTCTACAGGCCGGGTGGGCAGCAGCATCATGGAACACGGGAATGATGCGCGCAGCCTGCTGTAGATGCTCGATCCACCCAACGCAGTGGGGCTCTCATTACCTGTAAACCCTAGCAGGTTGCGCAGTTTGTCACTCTGCCACGTTAGGGGCAGGGTAGATGTGGGGTAACTCAATACTGCGTGCCCCTCCTCATCAATCAGCCACCGCACTGAGTTGAGCCCTGATAGACCCATCAGTGTGGTGTCAGTATGAGAGAGTGAGAGAGTTGAGTTTGCAGCATCTGCATCACTGCCCCCGGGGTCTCTAATCAACACCCGAACATCTTGATATTCGCCATCTATGATGACTGTAAACGCAGCACCAGCAGATGGGGTGATCGTGAATGAGGTAGGCCCCTGTACCCTACCTCTCAGCCAATCGTTGGGCAGCGTTGCAATCTCATTTGCCCCAGAGGTCACAGAACTCACTGTGCCAGAACCGAGGCCTAGATAATCAGTACCCGCTGTATGAGCCACATCAAATGAGGCCACAGATGAAGTGAGTGTGATTTTATCTGCATCACTGATCGCTACACTCCACCCCCCCGCTGTGGGTGAGCCTCCTGCTGTGGCGTAATATTCAATCGTATCTGAGAGACTCTGAGTTGATGAGTAGCCATTTAGGAAATGAACCACATCCAGATAGACCACATTTGCCATAGTGATTTTGATGAATGTGGTGCCTCGATTGTAGAGGTTAACCTCACTGAGATCTCTTAGATCACACTCTGTGAGTAGGGCGAAATTTGGTGCGCTGTCTGAGCTGGGCATCTTATTGCCTCCTCAATCTAACCGCACCCCTGCGCGGGCTGTTGATTGTTCTTACCACCCTATCAGCAAATGCTCTCTCTGCTGCTGCCTGTGTGTCATAAATCACAGCATTACCCATATTCACATTTATGGTGATGGGGGCTCTCTCATCATCTGCCCCGCTCATCCCTCGGGGTGCCCGCTGTGGAGCTCCAGAGGGTGAGCTGCCCCCGCGCCCCCCTCCTGCACCTGAGCTCTCTGGTGGTGCTAGCCCGTGCCCAATCGAGCCAGCCACAGCTGCAGCGGTCCCAAATGCGAGAGCAGATTTAAAATGAAGTCCAGCATTAGGCAGCCCAAACGCTAGAGCCATCAAGCCCCGGCCTGTGCTCATCAGAGATTCTACTGTTGCCTGAATTGCTATCGCTGTGAGCGCCTCACCAATAGCAACCTTCATGCTCTCCCCCATGAATTTGGCTGATACTGCAGAGGTGAGTAGGCTCTGGCCAAATTGCTCCATTGAATTGAGGATAGGGCTATAATCCTGCTCATTCATTGCAGCGATCTCTGCGTTTAATTCGCGTTGTAGATCTGCAAATTGCTCTGTTAGAGTTGCCAACTGCCCCAGCATCCTCTGCTGTTCTGCTGCCCGCTCACGCTGAATGTTGAGCAGCTCTCTTTCTCTGTTTAATTCTGCGATCTGACGTTGCGCATCTGACTGTGCCAACTGTTGGGCTGTGTTATGGCGCAGCTCAATTAAGGCTATACGCTGGCGCTCACCATCCAGATAGAGGCGGATTCTGGCCTCCTCTAATCGGGCAGCCTCTTGAATCTCTGCCCGCTCCTGCGCCTCTCTTTGCTGCTGGGCCTGTGCTCTCATCTGTCTGCGCTGGGCTGCTGCTGCCCTGCGCAGTGCCTGCCGTCGTTTTAGGGCAGACTCAACAATCAAGGTCTCAGTCATTTGTCTATCAGCAGCCAGCACAGCCATTTCATCACTGCGCCTTTTCTCTAGTGCTTCCCTCTGAGCCTCATATTCAAAATCTGTGATTGAACGTAGCTCTATCTGTCGTAGAAGAGCTGCTTTTTCAGTTTCAAAAACAGTCTGGATCCGCTCTAACTGAGTGCGCTCTAGCTCCCTCACCTGAGTGATGCGCCGCCTCTCTTGCATTTGTATCTGCTGCTCCTGAAATGCCAGAGAGCTAGTAGTAGCCTAGAGCGTTTCTAGTCTCGTCCTAATGGTGAGAGCGCCAAGCTCTTTGATAGCATTTGCATTTTCCTGTATTAGTCTAGCTCTCTCACGCTCTGCTGCCTCCATTGCAGAGCGCCCCTGCGTCTCAATGTACCTCTCAACTTGATTGGTATAATTTCGGCGCGCCTCTGCTGCCTCTCTGATCATTGGCAACAACTCTGCTTCTATTCTGGCAGAGCGCTGGGCTGCCCGATTGTATCGCACCTGAGCTTCGTGACTAAGCCTCCTAACCTCTAGATCCTCCATCTGTGCGCGTCTACTGGCTGTGAGTTGTTTATTGTGCTGTAAGCGCAATCTAATTGTGAGGCGCTGAGATTCTGCTGCATTTTTTGCTAACTGTAGCTCTGCTGCTGCGTGCGCCTGCTCCTTTTGAGCAATCTGCAAGCGCTTGCCGATCACCCCATTACCCTCACGCAGGAGCTGTACATATTCTGTCTGCATTTGGGCAGCAGTGGCCAGCTGCATCAGATTCTCATGCTCTGCTGCAGTCAGCTGGATATTCGCATCTGCTAACTGCTCTAGCGCTGTGGTGAACTCTGCTGCACCTTTTCTTAGTGCCTCTAATCGCTCATCTACATCATGGGTGCTGTCGATATAGCGTTTGACGGCAAACACTACCCCAAAAAATGCCCCGGCAATCGCAGCGATCGGCCCCACCATTGCCAGAAACCCTGCGCCAGCTGCAGAGGAGGCAGCAGTCATGCTGGTAATCCCAGAGGTGAGCATCCCCACGCTAGAGGCTACACCACCCAGTGATGAGGTCACTTTATTAGAGCTAGACTGCAGAGCAGAGCCCATCTGGGTGAATCCACCCGCTGCACTCTCAGCGCCTCGATTGATGGCATTGAGGGCCTTCTCAACCCCAGCCGCGCCATCTAGCTGCACTCTTACCTTAACGTCTGTTGCTGCCATGGGGGGCTGCCTCCTCTGCTGCGCGTTGTCTCATTCTAGCCTGCGCCAGTTGATTTTGCGCTGATAGCTCTGCAAATAGATCGAGCACAGCGCAGCTGGGGGCCTCAAATAGATCAGAGAGAGAGCAGAGGCCTGCCTGCTGGCGCTGGTACGCCTGCAGCAGTGGTGCCAGTCTGTTGCTATTTGCCACAGGGCATGAGCGCACCCTCTGTTCTCCCCAGCCCCCATCACAATCTGGGGCAATTCGATAGCCCATCACATAGCGCCCCTGCTCATCAGAGCGCGCCCATGGAAGGCCCTCTAGAAATGGGCCGCCACAATTACCCCTGCGAGCTCGCAGCCCAGGGGTGGATGTGCATTGTTCACAATTCCAAGATCGGGAGCCAGCGTGCTGCAGCCACACACTGGCCCACGCTGCTATTTTCCCTCTGGGGGTAGGGTGCTGAGCGCTTGAATGTGAGCCACTAACTCCGAGCAGAGCAGCTGCCTGTGATGATCTGGCCTGATTAAATCAATGAGCCCCATAGGATCACCATCATGCCCCACAATCCTCACTAGCCCAGCCCGCAGCATCTCTCTATAGACCCGGGCTAGGTATCCCTCATAAGAACCGAGCGCCTCACGCTCATCATCTGGCAATTGATGCTGCCAGCGTGCGCGCCCATCAGGATCATCAGGCTGTGCCAGCCATAGCTGTCGCCCCAGCTCACTGCGCCGATAAACCCCAGCTGCCACCTCTGCCGCCTCACGCTGCGAGGGGGTGAGCGCTCGCACCACAAAACGGGTAGCCCCCTCAGTTTGTAGGAGGCCCTCATCTCTGGTGCGCAGGTAGCTCGCCTTATCCTCATCACTACCCTGCACAGCAGGATCAACTGTAGAGATGATCTCAATCTCCTGCGCGGCATCAGTGGCAAAAACAAACATCCTAGATCCCCAGTGCTAACCTGAATGGGCTGTTAGCTGCATCAGTGCTGCCACCATCACCACCGAACCTAGATGCAGAATAGGTGAGGCGCTGCTGCACAATCTCACCATCAATCTGCCGAATCTGCGGATCAACTGTGAGGTAAGCGCCTGGCATATTCAGCGCCATGCCCTGCCCAGCGCCCACAGGGCCAGAGCCGATCAGCAGAGAGCGGATCACTCCATCTCTGAAATCGTTGGCAATCGCAGTGTTTGGGGTGTCCACAGTGATGTTGCACTCTACCACCACATCAGACACTTCCATATCACTCATGCCAATGAGAGAGCTGGAGCTCCCCACGGGGGTGAGTGTATTGGTGACGGTGAGATCAAACTCACTCACAGCGAGATCAATCTTATCGAGCTCATCACCTGTGGGGCCTGCAACTGTGGTGCGGCTAGTGCTCGCAGTTGAGGAGAGGCGCAGGAAGCAACTGCGGAAATGGGGTGTGCTGCCTGTGAGGGTGGTGGGCTCAATTGGGCCACTGGCAGAGCCATGATCATCATAGATGTGAGCAGCCTGAAAAACGAAATCGCCCATCAGACGCCCGCCATCAATGGTGATGTTGAGGCTCTCTAGCTTGCATCCAAATGCATAAGAGCGCACCCCCACCCCATCCACCCTGAAAGCAACAGAGCTGTTAACGCTGCCGCTATTGGTGCCCCGGGCAACAAACCAGGTCTCTAGGAGGCGCACCACATCTGGTGCAGTAGTGTTAAGAGCTCTGCTAAGTTCTGGGCTGTAGCCAATATCACCTGAACCCCCAGCATTGACGCTTGTGACATGCGCATATTCTGCGCGCCCATCAAGCTCAATCCCAATCAAACCACCTAATTTAAATGAGGCAGCTGCTGTGGGGGTAAATCGATTATCACTTGCGGGGGCTGTGACAGTATCAGAGGCAGCGCCCGGGATAGTGCGTGAGAATCCAGCACCCAGCAGGAGGCCCAGCGCTGTGGCGTCATAATTCGCAGCGCTGCTGCCCAGTGTGGTGAAATCGCAGCGCACGCTCAGTGAGCCCGTGCGCCTCTGCTGGCGAGTGCCTCCCACGCTGGTGGTGTCGAGCTCTGGCGGCAGCCCATGCGGGCCATCTCTTGCCTCAGTGCGCTCAGACACTGGGGGCTCACCTGGCACCACAATGGGATCACGCTCGCAGGGGATGCTGATAAATGTGAGGCCAGAGGGGCTGGGTACCCCATCAGTGCCTAGAGAGCCAAATGAGCTCTCACCTACAATTGAGAGAGATCTGTGAGTTACTGCCATTTCTAGGCCTCCTGATAGAGCAGATCAAATGGTACAGAGAGCAGATAGGCAAGAGGGTTGCCATCCTGCCCCAGCACAGGGGTGGTGAGGGGCTCACCTGTGATCAGTGAGGTGATGCCTGTAGTGGGTAGAGCATAGGCAGGATCGCGCAGGCTGTTCACAATCTGTGATGCATCCTCACCCATTATGCGCTCCTGTAGCCCAATATCACGGGGCACATCATAGCGAACCCTCACCTCAATTGTGGCCCGCTTGCGCCCTGTGATACCTGCCTGCCCATCATCATGGGCTGGGGTTGTGATGCGCATCTCAAATAGTCTGAGAGTATTGGGGCGCCTATCTGTGAGTAGCTCCTGCCCACCCGCAGCATCTACGCACACAAAACCCTGCGTTGAATCGGTTTTAGGTGTAAGCGCCTCTAACCTACCAATGAGCAGATCAAGCGCTGCAGATATGCCCTGACTCATCGGCGCAACTTCTTTCTAATTCGAGCAGCCACAGCTGCAGTGAGCATCCTCACATCATCAGGGCTGAGCCCGATAAATGGGCGCCTAGCATTAACCTCATAACCATAGCCCCGCACTGCACCTGTGAGGCCTATGATATATCCGGTCCTAGTGGCCTGCAGGGGTTGAATGTTATTCACCAGCGCCCCACTGAGGGTGAGGTCTACCTCTGCTGTTTGATTGGAGCCCCCAGCCACCCGCCTGCGTGAGAGCCTCTTATATTCAGCATACCCCCCAGCATAATAAACACTTTTGCCACCTCTAGCCCTGCGCCCCCCTTTAGGTTTTAACCTCGCACCCTTCTTAGGCACATAGATGGGTTTTGTGCTGTAGCTGAGAAATGGGCGGCCTCTCGAATCTAGCCCCCGATAGATGCGCCTCTTGATCAGGGCTACCGTATCCAGAGCAGTGGCCTGAGAGTCTGCAGCTGTCCAGATTGCTGGCAGGGTGAATGTGGTGAATTTCACTCTGGTGGGCATCAGTGCTGCATCCCGCGCCATCGGGGGAATTGCTGAGCGATCACTCGCTCCCCCTCAGTTGGCTCGATTGATGGGAGAGAGAACACCCCGCGCACATCAGTGGGGCTGCCACCTGCCCTGCGCACATCAATCTCATTTGCATCAATCAGCCCGTCATCATCAGTATCGAGCACCAATTGTTTGAGAGCGCGCTCTAACAGATCTGCTGCGCGCTCCCCAGCCCGATCAGCTAGATCAGATTGAGCGCTCATCTCATAGATCAGCTGAGCTGCTAGGTATCTATGAGCGGGGGCAAAAACATGAGGGTTAAAAATATCGTCTTCAGTTTGTTCAGGGCCTATGTGCTCTCTGATGCGCAGCGCCAGCTCTTCAAGCGCTGCCTCTATCTGCGGCTCAAGATCCTGTTGCCTGCGGGGTATCATATCCCCCAGCTGTGGCATCTGGGCAATCAGTGAGCTAGAGCGCACCCCTGTGGCGAATGGGTGCCGCACAATCTGCACTGTACCCTGCGCACCTGTTGGCTCATTGGTGGGGGTGGCTGTGGCTGTGTAACTGATGCGCCAAGCCAGCACGCCCCTGGTGCCAGTGTGAGCAGCTGGGATTGTGTAGGTGTAACCAGCCCACCTGAGCTCTGCTGATGCAGTAAGTGACAGCCCCCGGGGCAACACATCAGCTAGGATCGCAGTGGTGCCCTCTAGGCGATCAACTGTCACAGAGAAAATGCCATCACCCGCAGTAATGAGAAACGCTCTGCCAGTGGTGGGGCCGATCAGATACTGGCTATCATCACCCGCAGTGAGCGTGAGGGTGCGCCTATCACCATCTAGAGCGGTGACAGTGCGCGCAGCTCTCACAGCGCTCATGCTGGCAGGTGCCTGCACTGTGCCCGCTGGCGTAGTGTAGCCAATAGTCGGCGCAGCCTGCAGAGGGCTGGGTGCGTCCCAGTAGAGGGCATAGTCTAAACTCTGAGTTGCTTTCATCGCTCTGCCTTTGCTCTCTGGTTAGCCCGCCTCACATCAGCATTGGTGCCCTTATCGAGCCCAGCGCTTTCAATCAGCTCCTCAGATACTGGTGCCCAGCTGTGCCTGCAATTGTAGCCCCCACCCCTCACCAGAGGTGGCTCTATCTGCGAATTGCGCAGCGCCTGCACCTGCGTCTGAGTGAACGTTTTGCCCACTAGCTCTCTGCAAAATGCCCGGGTGATGCCATCCAATGGCCCCACATAGAGATAGTGATTTATCCCTGCAGCCTCTGCAGCCACAGCAGTGAGCTCACGCCCAAATGAGGCAATTTTAGTGCGCGCCTCAGTGATCTGCCTGCCCTCTGCAGAGCGCAGCGCAGCATCCAGAGAGCCGATCACCTCAGCAGGATCAGCAGTAAACACAGCGCCTGCTAGTGCATCACGCACTGCTCTCTGGGTGTCTGGGATGATCACATCATCAATGATGCCAGAGAGGGTGTCATCAGCCAGCGCCTGCCCTACTCCCTCAATAGCGTTCACATCAAAACCAATATCTGAGGCCAGCAAGAGCTGCTCTACATTTGAAAGGGTGTCTCGCTCTGCCTCAGTAATATCGAGCACCAGATCTGCAAGGCCTGCCTCTAGCAGCCACTCATCCAGATCGGTGCGCCTCATGTTGCGCAATGATTGCAGGTCTCCGCTATCAGCGGCACCCCGCACTGCATCACTGATTGCGCTCTTTGCAGCTCGCAGAGAGCGCCTCAATTTTCTATCAAGGTCTGCCTCTAGGCGCAGCTGCGCCCGGGTAGCCCTCAATATATCCCGCTGTCTGGCTGTGTTTGCCTCTTTTATTTGAGAGGCTAGATCAGCCAGAGCGCGATCATCACCGGACTCAGCCAGATGATGATGTTGTGAGCACAGCGGGCAGCCCACAGTCGTGCCTTATGCTAGGCAGTTGGTGATGAGTCGCCTCCGGGTCTCATCAATCAACTTGAACTGTTGAACGTGCTCCCCGTAGACATTTTTGCGCACCATATCAAGATCATCATACTCACCAGCGATATAATCTTGGAAACGCAGATCAACAGCGCAGAGTGGCATCACCTTGACGTTTCCGCTGCGGCCTACCTGTGGATCTCCACCCCGCATGAGATAGAGGCCAATGGTCTCAGCTTCCCAGATCTGCGCCTCACTAGAGGTGGCCCCAGCTACTGCAGTCTCACGACGCGCAGCACCTACCAAGATGTTGGGGATCCCAAGCTGATCACGGAGCACCTCAAGGATCACATCATTTTGCAGCAGGCGATTACCAGAGGCCACGCCACCAGCACCCGTGGTGATGTAGCCACGCATCTCAGGATTTCGTCCCAGAGCTCTGAATACATCATAACCAAGGATCATGGTGTCAGGCATGATCCCATGATTGGCTGCGCGCAGAGTATCAATCTCTTGAGAGATGAAGGTGAGGGGCTCACCCCCTGCTGCGTTGAATTTGGTGGCAGGGGTGGTGTTAGCGATAGACCCCGTATCAAAGAGCACATCTGCTGCTCTCTTCTCTTCAGCCAGCAAGAGAGCACGCTTCACCCGTCGAGCGCTGCGCATCTGCTCCTGCATTGGATACTGGCTATCTGCGATATCCTCCATAGGGATGGAATCACAGAAAGAGTAGATCTCGCATTTGTAGGTAGTGCTTGATCGGGTGAAATGAGAGAGCGCCTGCCGTGCTGCACCAGGCGCACGCTGGGGGTCTGCCCCTGCCTCACCCATAAACGCTCGACTCTCCTCAATGAGGATTGTCCCGCTGCGATCCTGCACCTGAATGGGCTCAAATGCCCGGTGCGCGATCAGCTGGCTATCACTGGGAATTGCCTCATTAACAACATCCCGCAGGATTTCGTTAACTGGATGAATACTACTATATCCGCCGCTTGCCATTGATTAAGCCCCCTGCTCTGATGCGCCATCAAAGATGATAAAAACTTCTTCATCATCAGCGGTGGTGGTGTGGTTAATATTGGGGATCCAAGATCCAACGCTGTACTGGCCAGCGCCTGCTGCGAAATCAACGACCTTACCCGCAGCGCTGACCATTAAGAGCCCCTGCTCTGTGAGATCTGCCCCGGCAATCGCCTTAGTAAGCCCACGCACGCAGACCTCAACAACCTCACCCGCTGCCGCAGGGCGCTGGGCAATGCCGCAGGCAATCTCCCCCAGTGTATCGCATGGGGTGACTTTGCCGTTAGCATCAAACTTGACTGCCTGCAGGGCAGTGATAGTGGCAGCAGCCACCCGCGAAATGATCGTGCTGTTGTTAGCGCTCATCATTAACCCCCAAACGCGCTCTTGATAAGAGCGGGCTCATCTCGATTGAGGCGCTCATAAGCCTCAGAGAAAGTGATAGATTCAGAGCTGGCGAGCTCACGCGCACGCTGCAAAACAGTGGCCTGAGTGATCTCTTCCCCGCTGGCACCGTGGCCAATCTCTGAAAGAGAAACCGCGTGCTCTGCGGGGCGCTCCTCAAACATGTTGAGAAATGTAGGATCCCCTGACTCTGCCAAAACCCATGCGCGCTCTGCAATGGTGCGCTCTGCTGGAGTAATCCGCCCACTGCGAAGAAGAGCACCAATCGTTGCCTCACGGCGGCCAGTGGCCTCTTTCTCTGCGAGCGCCTGCACCTGCTCAGTGAGCGCCTGAATCTGGGCAGCCTGTGCGCTGTTGGCCTGCGTGAGCTGCTCTGACATGCGCTTATATTCGCCCAAGTTCTCTTTCTCCTCATCATCAGAGCTGACCTCTGCCATCTCCTCTGACTCCTCCTCTTTCTCTTCAGCCATCTCCTCACGGGATGCCTTCAAACGATTCTCAAGCTCACGCACCAACGCATCCTTTTGCTTTAGGAGCGCCTTAGCCTGATCGAGATCACTGATCGCCTCAATCTCTGCTGCATCCATCAGATTCATCTCCTCTGATAGTGTGACCCTCTCAAGCGCAGACGCTGCCTGCTGAGGGCGGGGGGTGAGGGTGACAGCTAGCAATTGAGCAGAGCCGGTCTTTTTACCGCTCTCTCTGGCGTAGACATCACCCAGAAAAAACTCTGGGGAGCTCCAGAGGGTGCCGCCAGCAGCAGCCACTACCTCAGCTCCCCGCTGATTGTAGACGGGCACAGCGATCAGCTGCCGCCCATCTTCTGAGAGCCGCAGCTCTGCAATCTCACCCAGTGCGCCACTCTCCTCTGGGGTGCTCTGCCCCCCGGGGGCGCTCTGGTGATTCCAATCAATGATCACAGGATCAGAGCGCTTGCGAGCATCAAAGACCCGCTTGATCTCAGCTAGGTGCTCTGGGGTTACATCACAAATGAGATCACCTGAAAGGCGTGATGAGACCTTACCAGCGCTGAGGGTGATAAATGGGCGGCCCATCGTCTGGCCATCATCTACCACCACCACTAACCCATCTACCTCTGCTAGCGCTATCTCACCAAACGCTGCTCGATAGGTGGGGCGCTCTGTGAGCTTCTGATCTGCTGCATCCATTTGTCTCACCAATTTCCTTACCCATGCATATCCTGCATCACCACCCCAACC